CATCTCCAGTAAACTCCTCAATCTCGTAAAACTCGCCCGCTTTTCTTTTTATCGGTCGATACATTACTGAAAGCATCAACTCGGTTAATTCATCTTTACCCATACACGTATCAATCGTTGCGTGTTCCCCTAGTGATATCCGCTCCATATTTGGAATAAAACCATAATTAACGCCATTCATTTTAAACGTTCGAGTTAATGGTGGCGTTTGGTCGAGCGTTTGCGAAATTGTTTTCACTATATCGGCAAATTCAATCGCAGGAAGTTTCATTACATCGCTAACTTCTATATTGCAAAAGATAGCCACCATCTGAATACAGATATACGTTTCGTCATCTGCATTATCAGCTACTACCTTTTGATAACGCTTGTACTGCGATAGGGTTATCTCTTTTAAATCTGTTGGAATTACTACTCTCATATTAATAAGACTAAAAAATATTGTTTTGTTTATGTAATTATTACTTTTCGTGTTGGCTTGATGGCTAGTTGCATCATCGCGAAGTATCGAAGCGCATCGATAGCGTGATTCATCGAGTCAATCGGCTTGTTAAGTTTCTTGCCAGTCTTGTCAACATCCCAACTGTACGCTCTCAATTCTTTGATTAGGTTAACGCTTGACTTTGTGATCAACATTTGCCTTTGTTGCAGGACTGAAATCCCAAAATTAATCGAGTCTGCACCCTTTACAACCGCTTTGATATTATATCCTGCTCTACGAATTTCCTCGATGCTTTTCGGCTCGGCACTATCTGCCCAAATCGGCAGGCGTTTATCGTGGCTCATTAAGTTTATTATATCGGAGTTTAAAAGTGAAGTTGAATAGATAACCTCGTTGCAAATAATCTTACCATCGTATTCGTGTACTTCAATAAGTGCGCTCGGATCGTTGCTATATCCAAAATCTAGTCCGTAACCGATTAATTTTGCCTCGGCTGGTATTGTATCGATTAGTTCGTAATTTTCGAATATAACGCCCTCAAGCGTTCCAAGTTGTCCAAGTCCGTAAACCTTGTACCAGTTATCCCAATACGATGAAGTTAACGCCTTTACCTTTGCTTTGTTTATAAAGTTCAAAGCGGATTCTGGGCAGGCTTCATTATCTAAATAGTTTACGATTATAAAATCTACATCGCTATCGTTTTGGAGTTCGGTGTGGAACCAAAATTCGTTTGTTGGATTCCAATCTAAATAAACTCCTAATTTAGTTCGTGAAGCGAGTTCGGTGTATGCGTGAAATACCATATTGTTCGCTTCATTCATATAAAGATAATCACGCCTTGCGCCTCTCAACTTTGCATCGTTGTCTGCTGAAAAAAACTCTATTTGAGAACCATTTGCAAAAGTATATTTAAAATCGGTTGCATTCCATCGATTGTCAAACCATCTGCCGGTCTCTTTCATTATCTTTTTAAAATCTTTCATCGCACCACGTTTGAGATGCGGGATTGATTCAGCCACTACACTAATTTCGGTTAACTCTGTTTTTGTTGCGAGATTAATTAAAATAGGAAGCACTCCAAAGGTTTTCCCCGCTGAAGTGCCTCCCTGTATTCCTTTGACAAATTTTGTCAAATTAAGTATTTTATTTATTACTGTGGTTCGAATGAACATTAGTCCGGGAATAGAGGTTGTTCTGCAATTATAGTGTTTTGTATTTGTTCTGTAAGTCCGTTTAATCTTTGAGTTATGCTTGGATTGTATATTCCAGCCATACCCCCCTCGATTTGGTCGGCTTGTCTTTCTTTTACAATATGCGAACAGATAGCAACATATTCGTTGTATGCTTTATCCTTATTATCGAAGTATTGACCTACTGTTATTTTATAAGTCTTATACATCCAAACTTCAAAACCTTGTTGAGTTAAAGGTCTTTCTTTTTCTCTATAAACGTCCATAGCGTCTTTACCAACCCAGTCTTTGACTATAATAGGTTTGCTTTTAACGGCTTTTACATATTCATCCCAATACTCTAAAAGCCTTTCGGGTGTTTCTATGTATTTATGTTTGCTCATCGTTAAATAATTTATTCAAATCCTTAACCATTATCGCCATAACTTTTTCGCTTTTGGTGTTGGTGTTATCCAAGCCAAAGTATTTTAAGTATAGTGCTGGGATGTTAGGATTATCACTATTAAACGCTTCGCAGTCCTTACAATCGATTTTGCAAATAGGCTTCTTGTGCGTCCATTTATCCATCGTGAATTGTCTGTCCTCACATTTGGCACATTGCTTTATTCCAACTGCCTCTGTGATTTCTTTAACTATTGTTCCAAGTTTTGGTTTTTTATTACGCATATTAGTTTCTCTTTTACCATTTTATTAATTCTGTGAACTGTTTGAATGTGGATGCCTGTTTGCCTTGAAAATGGTCTTTGCCCCTCCAGTGTTGAACAAACAAACATTGTCTTTTCGTACCAAGTTAAACGCTTTGTGAGTTCATCAAACTCTGGGAGCGTTACGTATTCATCTTCAATAATCTCAAACTTTGTAAAGTCATCAATTAGTATTTCTTTTGTCTTTAAACTATCGTAAAATAAGTTACGTAAGATTGTGTAAATGTACGAATTATTTATATTTTTAAACGTATGCGCTTTTAGGTACATCTCCTGCACAATATCGTCGGCAAGGTCTTTGTCTTTCGTAATCTTGAAAGCCATCAATCGCCAGTCGCTATCTCGTTGTGCAAGTTGTTCAATCACATTAATTGCATATTTTTTGCCCTACTACATAAACCCCGTTAAGATTAAAATTTCTTTGAACCCCTGTGCAATCATTTGACATCACTCCTGCGGTAAATGCTTGCCCGGTTGGAAGTCTAAATACATTTGCTTCTAAAATAGTTGAGCAATTACAATTCGCTTGATCTTGTGCGCTTGTTTGTGCCTCATCTGTTGAGCAGCTAGATAACGCTATTGCTAGTAATAAAATTATTCGTTTCATAATTCAAATGTATTAATTATTTTCTAATGTTTTACTTTTTATTCTATCTCGAACCCAGTCGGTAACATTTTGTTTTGGATCTAAATCTATAACATCATCGTAAACGGTGTTATCTAAATCGTCTTTTCTGCAAATTTGCCTTGCATCTTTAAAAGTTAGGTTTTCTTGAAGTAGGTAAAGTTGGAAGATTTTTTTGTCTGTTGTTAGTACTGCTTTCATTTTTTTTTAATATTTAGGTTTATAATCTTTATGAATCCAAAAGCACAAATCGTTTTTTAAAGCAATATTTTCTTTTGTTAATCGCTCTATTTTTGCATCTTTTATTTTGTTCAATTCTAAAGCCGATTTTAATTCATTCAGCATTATAGCGTAACTTTCAAAAGTTGGTTTATTTTCGTTCATTTTCTAAATTTTGTTGTTCTCTAATATTTTTAATCTCTCTCTGGAGGTAATCAACTGCTTTCTCTAAATCGTGTAATTCGTTTTGTTTTTTCCCTGCTCTGCAAATGTATTTAAGTACATTAAAGCGGAAAAAATTAAGGTTGTAATGAAGTGCAACATCGATAAGATCGTACTCTTGTCCTGAATCGTAGTGTATTGGTGTCATAATTTTATTTTTCATCTGATTATTGGCACTTTTTTATATTTGATGCCGTTTTATAGTTACTTTTACTTGTATTAAAAACCCCATTTTTTAGGGTTTATCTTGTTGTGAAAGGTTAATTAATATTTTATGTGTTTCACAACTCATTTTGTGAACTCCCTCTTTTTGTCCGCAGTATTTACAAATTCCATTGTGCCAAAATAAATCACAGTTGTAAGCGTCGCACTCTCTGTTTGTATTTATCCAGCTTTGCCGAAATTCATCAACTGGAGAAGTAAAGCGGTAACAAATGTCTTTTGAGGGGCAAAGATGATCTTTGCATTTTGATATATCAGCCATTTTTTAAGGTTATAAGTTTAAAATTTATTTTTATTTTAAGGTTATAAGTTTAAAATTTCTTTTTTAACTTCTTCCCAATATTCTTTAGCTTTTAAATTACCATTCCAACATAATTGTAAAACTTCATCAACTGCTATTAAAGCACATTGTATAGCCCCATCACAATTAATAACCGTATAATTAGCATTTAAAAATTCATCTATTAAATCTATTGCTTTTTCTTTTGGTGTCATAAACTATCTAATATTTTACGAGTTCCCTCGTGATTAAACTTCTGCACAAAATTATCGTTGTAATCAAATTCAAATCCAAAATAACTAT